TTGATCCTAGTCTTAATAGACAGGTAGCTGTATTTGTCCCAGCCGAAGATGTAGTCGTTCCTTATGGCGCATCTAATCTAGAAACGGCTAACCGTATGACCCATGTCATGCGCAAAACCAAGAATGAGCTACGCAGGTTGATGGTTGCTGGCTTCTATAAGGATATAGACCTGCCGGAACCGCAGAATACGTTGGACGATGTAGAGAAAAAGATTGCGGAACGTATGGGTTTCCGCGCTACGTCGGACGATAGGTACAAACTGTTGGAGATGCAGGTATATCTTGATCTGCCAGGCTATGAAGACAAAGACGAGAAGGGCAAAGATACTGGCATCGGTCTGCCATACATTGTAACTATCGAAAAAACTTCTCAAGAGATTTTAGCTATCAGAAGGAACTGGCATCCTGAAGATGAAACGTGCCAGAAGAGGAATCACTTTGTTCACTACCCATATATACCCGGCTTTGGCTTCTATGCCTTTGGCCTTATCCATCTTATTGGTGCTTTTGCTAAGTCTGGTACTTCTATCATTAGGCAGCTTGTTGATGCTGGCACTTTATCGAACTTGCCTGGGGGTCTCAAGACTAAGGGAATGCGGGTCAAGGGAGATGACACTCCAATTTCTCCCGGCGAGTTCCGAGATGTGGACGTCGCGTCTGGCACCATTAGAGACAACATCCTCCCCCTCCCCTATAAAGAGCCAAGCCAAGTCCTCTTAGCATTGATGAACCAGATCGTCGAAGAAGGCCGACGGTTTGCTGGCGCAGCGGATTTAAAAATTGCAGATATGTCTTCCAATTCACCAGTGGGTACAACACTGGCTATTTTGGAGAGAACGCTCAAGGTAATGTCAGCCGTTCAAGCGCGTGTTCACTACGCGATGAAGCAAGAGTTGAAATTACTGAAGGAAATCATTGCTGACTACACGCCGGAAGAGTACGACTACGATCCGGTAGAAGGTTCGCGCCGCGCTAAGAAGTCAGACTACGACCATGTAGATGTAATTCCAGTATCTGATCCAAATGCCGCCACTATGGCGCAGAAGGTTGTCCAGTATCAGGCTGTTATGCAGATGGCGCAGGCTAATCCGCAGATCTATGACTTGGTAGAGCTGAATCGCCAGATGTTGGAAGTCTTAGGTATCAAAAACATCGGCAAACTGGTACCTAGCGCGGAAGACTTTAAGCCTAAAGACCCAGTGCAAGAGAACATGAACATCCTTAATGGCAAGCCTGTTAAGGCGTTCATTTATCAGGATCACCAAGCGCACATTCAGGTTCACCAGTCAGCTATGCAAGATCCAAAGATCATGCAGATCGTAGGTCAGAACCCGAAAGCCCAGATGATAGGTGCCGCAATGATGGCGCACATCAACGAGCATGTGGCGTTTGAGTATCGCAAGCAGATAGAAGAGCAACTGGGTATTCCTTTGCCAGAGATGGACAAAGAATTGCCGAAGGATATGGAAGTAGAAGTATCCCGCATGATGGCTATGGCAGCACAAAAACTGCTACAGAAAGATCAAGCGGAAGCTGCACAACAGCAGGCACAACAAGCGGCTCAAGACCCGATTGTTCAAATGCAGCAGCAGGAGTTGATGTTGAAACAGAAGGAAGTAGAAATAAAAGAGAAGAAACTTGCTATGGATGCGACGGCAGAAGCTGATCGTATTGAGCTTGAGTTGGCTCGCATTGAAGCCCAGAAGGAAATTGCTGGTATGCAGGTTGGCGCAAAAGTCGCTGCGGAGAAAGCAAGATTTGAGGGTGAGATGGAAATTAAGGGAGTGGAAATTGGTGCCAAAATAGCCAAAGACCAGATGGATATGCAACAAACAAAATCTAAACAACCTACCAAAAAAGGTGATTGATTATGGATAAGGCGTTTGAAATTCTCATTCAACAAGTGAGAGATAAGCGTCAGCAGATAGTCGAGGCCGTTTCAACCAACTGTGCCAAAGACTATTCTGAGTACCAAAAACTTTGCGGCGAGATTCGGGGTCTCTCGATTGCGGAGGGTTTTATCTTAGACCTTGCAAAAACTATGGAGTTATCTGATGAGTGAAATCGCAATCGCCACCGAAGACGGCGAGGTATCAACTCTGCCACAAACAGCAGAAGAGAAAGCGAAACAATTACCGGAACCAACTGGGTATCACATCCTAGTAGGACTGCCGGACAAAGAGGAAAAGTTCGATAGCGGTTTGTTAAAAGCAGACTCAACCATGAATCACGAACAGATTCTGGCTACCGTATTTTTCGTAATCAAGATGGGGCCAGATTGCTACAAAGATGCAAAACGGTTTCCAAATGGCCCATGGTGTAAGGAAGGGGATTTTATTCTCGCCCGCCCTAACACTGGTACTCGCCTAAAGATTCATGGTCGTGAGTTCCGACTCATCAACGACGATGTAGTTGAGGCAGTTGTAGATGATCCTCGCGGAATATCTAGGGTTTAACAAAGGAGAAACAAATGGCTACAAACAAAATGGATGCGGAGGAATTTAAGTTTCCCGACGAGAAAGAAGAGGTTTCTGCTGCGGCGGATGACTTTGAGATAGAGATTGAAGACGATACTCCTGAAGAGGATCGTGACCGGCAGCCTTTACCTAAAGAGATGGTTCAAGAGCTTGAGGAAGATGAGCTTGAGGAATACAGCGAAGGGGTGAAGTCGCGTCTGAAGCAGATGAAGAAAGTCTGGCACGACGAGCGCCGCGAAAAAGAGCAGGCACTACGTGAGCAGCAAGAAGCTATCGCGTATGCCCAGCGGATGATGGAAGAGAACAAAGCTCTAAAAGGTAGGTTATCTGTAGGTGAGCAGACATTTGTCAGCACCTATAAGAACGCTGCCGAGATGGAGATGGACAACGCCAAACGGGATTACAAAGAAGCCTATGACATGGGCGACGCTGACCGTTTGCTAGAGGCGCAGGAAAAATTGTCGGCGGCACAATACAAGTTGCAGAAAGCAAATGAGTATGTTCCGTCTAGACAGGAAGAAGAAGTTGATGTACAACCCGCAACTAATACAGTACCTCGCCCTGACCAACGAGCGATTGCGTGGCAAGAGCGCAATGAATGGTTTGGTAAGGATGAGGAAATGACTAGCTTGGCTCTGGGTTTACATCAGAAGCTGGTCGCTCAATATGGGACGAGTTATCCGTCTACAGATGAGTATTGGAAAAAGGTCGATGACACTATGCGTCGTCGATTCCCAGAGCAATTTGGGGATAAGGAAGAGGAAGCCGCGCCACAAAAAGTGCAGCGTTCCAAACCCGCCTCTGTCGTAGCTTCGGCAGATCGCAGCACACCCTCCAAAAAGGTGAGGCTCAAACAATCGCAAGTCCTGATTGCCAAAAAATTAGGATTGACACCCGAACAGTACGTCAGAGAAATGATGAAATTGGAGGCTTCAAATGGCTGAGAATAGAACACCCCGTAATGTAGAAACACGCGTCCAAGCGGAACGCCCTAAGCAGTGGAAACCCGCAGAGCTTCTGCCAGAACCAGATAAGCTCCCTGGATATGCGTATAGATGGATTCGTGTTGGGCTTCAAGGAAACGCTGATCCCCGTAACTACTCTGCCAAACTCAGAGAAGGCTGGGAGCCAGTTAAGATTGAAGAGCAACCACAATTTCAACTGCTAGTCGATGAAGGTAGCCGTTTTAAAGACGGCATCGAAGTCGGCGGATTGTTACTTTGCAAGACACCGATTGAGTTTGTGGAGCAGCGTAATAACCACTATCTCAAACAATCTGAAGATCAGATCTTGTCTGTGGATAACAATTTAATGCGGCAAAACGACCCTCGTATGCCTCTGTTCAAAGAGTCGAAATCCTCGACTTCTAAGAGTGGTGGCTAGTTAATTTTTTGGAGTAAACAATGGCTTATCCAACTGTATCTAAGCCCTATGGGCTACTGCCGGTCAATTTGATCGGTGGACAGGTGTATGCCGGTTCGACTCGTCTATTTAGCATTGCCAGCGGTTATAATGTTGACATGTTCTTTGGCGATCCAGTCAAACTAGCAGCAAATGGCACCCTTACTAAAGAAACGGGTACTACCACTGCAAACCCTGTCGGCATCTTTATGGGTTGTACTTATACAAACCCAAGCACCAAGCAGAAACTGTTCTATCAGAACTGGCCTGCTGGTACTGTTGCATCTGATGCACAAGCGTATGTTGTTGACGATCCCGATGTTCTGTTCAAAGTTGCAGCAGTATCCAGCGGAACAACCGTAGCTTTTTACGGCCCAAGTTTCATTGGTGAAAATATTGCTTTGGTACAAAACGGTGGATCAAACAACACTGGTGATTCTTCTGTAGCTATCCTTGGTTCGTCCAATGCTGCTACTGCTTCGTTGCCAATACGTATTGTTGACATTGTTCCAGATACATCCAATGGCGCTAACGGCTATTGCGAATTTATCTGTAAGTTTAATGCACCATACGTAACAATTTCCGTCAACTTGGCTGGCGCTAATACAGCTACTGTAACCGGCGGGCATCAGTACCTCAACCCGACTGGCGTTTAAGGAGTAAGTCATGGCTATTTCACGCGCACAACTATTGAAAGAGCTGCTGCCTGGCCTGAACGCTTTGTTCGGTTTGGAGTACGCTCGTTATGGTGAAGAACACAAAGAGATCTACGAAACAGAGACCTCCGAGCGTTCGTTTGAAGAAGAAACAAAACTGTCTGGTTTCTCAGCCGCGCCAGTCAAGAACGAGGGCAGTGCCATTCGTTATGACAACGGTCAAGAAGCATGGACAGCACGATACAACCACGAAACTATTGCACTTGGTTTCTCGCTGACCGAAGAGGCTATCGAGGACAACTTGTACGACTCACTGTCGGCTCGTTACACCAAAGGCTTGGCTCGTGCTATGTCGTACACCAAGCAGGTCAAAGCTGCTGCCGTCATTAACAATGGCTTCTCCGCCAGCTACCCAGGTGGCGACGGTGTTGCTCTGTTCTCGACAGCACATCCTTTGGTCTCCGGCGGTACTAACAGCAACACACCATCTACTCAAGCTGACTTGAATGAAACTTCGTTGGAAAACGCAGTTATTCAAATCGCTGCTTGGACAGATGAACGTGATCTGTTGATCGCTGCTAAACCACGCAAGCTGATTGTTCCATCAGCTCTCCAGTTCGTTGCTACTCGTCTGTTGGAAACCAGCCTCCGTGTTGGTACTAACGACAACGATATCAACGCCCTGAAGAACAATGGTTCGATTCCAGAAGGCTATACGATTAACCACTTCTTGACCGACAACAACGGCTGGTATTTAACTACCGACGTTCCAAACGGCATGAAGCACTTTATTCGTACACCTTTGTCGAACTCAATGGACGGTGACTTCGATACAGGGAACGTGCGTTACAAATCCAGAGAAAGGTATTCTTTTGGATGGAGCGATCCGCTCGGAATGTTTGGATCACAAGGCGCATAAGCCAGTATCTATGCGGTATCTCAAGGGGGCTTCGGCCCCCTTGTTTTATTTGTCAAACTCAATAGAATTCCTCTTGCATTTCTTGAACCCTCATAGTATAAACCTATGAATTCCGGGTAATACCGGTGTGGCAGACAGTCCCGGCTGACTTCATGCAGACTGCCATCACCTAACCGCATGAGGGAAAACTTAAATGCCTATTTCAACCACCCAAAGTATTTGGCGCTCTGGCGGCGGCGACACGACCCGTCAGGCTTATTGTGGATCCGGCCTGATGGCTGCTTCCTTTTATGTTGCTAACGTAGCTGTATCTGGTAACGCTGTTGTTGCGTCCGGTCAGACTTCCGAAGTAATTCTTCCAGCTAATGCTGTAGTAACGTCAGTTACTATCACTACACCTATTACATCTGGCTCAATCAATGTTGGTTTTACTACCGTTACTGGTGGTATTTCTGATGCTGCTTTCTACGCGAATGCTACTGCTGCTACTTCAAACCGCGTGATTGTTGTTGGCGGTGTAGGTAATGGCGCTGGCCTTGGTACTGTAGCTAATGCAACGGTTAACACTGTATTGACAACTGAGAGCGCAAGCGCAGGTGTTGGCTCTGTAGCTGGTTTTGTTACTTACTTCGTTACTGACTATTTGTTCGGTCAACAGAACGTCTAATAAGGAGGCATCACCATGATGCAAACAGACGTTAAAGCTACTTGGTGTAACGCGGGCGGCAAAACTATTGTGTTTGAAGGTCGCACTCGATTTAAGGGTGTGACCATTAGTGCTGGTATCGGCGGCAATGTAGCTGTTAATAACGGTACTACTAACATTTGGTTCTTTGCTTCTTCTAGCGGCACTGGCAGTTCATTTAATGTATTGCTTCCAGGTGAAGGCATTATTGCTTCTGGCAATTTAGCTGTTACTTGTGGCAACGCTACTGCGACAGTTATCTATGGCTAAGACTCCGGCATGGCAGCGCAAAGAAGGGAAAGCTCCGTCGGGCGGATTAAACGCCAAAGGACGGGCGTCCTACAACGCAGCCAATCCGAAGAAGCCAGGTCTGAAAGCCCCTCAGCCAGAAGGTGGTTCACGGAAGAAGTCATTCTGTGCGCGGATGGAGGGGGCAAAGAAGAAGTTGACGTCCCCAAAGACAGCAAAAGATCCAGATAGCCGTATCAATAAAGCATTGAGGAAGTGGAAATGTTAGATATAAATGGCCTGTGGATGACTGTATTAAGTCTATTTACTGGGCTTTTTGCGTATATAGCGCACGAAAAGTTTGCTGAACTGTCGCGCATTACGATCTTGTTGAACAAGACTCGTGAGGAAATTGCCCGTGATAACGTCACTAATGCAGAAGTTGAACGGATTACAGACCACATTGATCAACGCTTTAACAAGCTTGAAGCAAAGATTGATCAACTTATTTCCCAAAAAGGATAAGTCATGAAACGCAAAGTTAAACGCTACGATAAAGGCGGAGTTCTTACAGACAGTTCCGGTAATCCAGTCCGTTCTAGTTCTGGCGAGCCAGTTCGCACACGCTTTGGCAAAGAGGAAGATCGTCCTAAAGCTGGCCCAGATGATTACGCAACTATGGGCAAACGTGCTGGTGCGACATCAACAATGTCTGGCCCCAAAGAATATATTTCTGAGTCAATCAAAGAAGACACTGTAAAAGATACTGAGAAAGAATCTCCTAAAGGTATAGCTTCTGGTTCTCCTGCCGCTGATGATAGCGATATTTACGCTCCGAAGACTAGAACATTTAGTACAACTGGGCCAGAGAAGAAAAAGGCTAGACCAAAGCCACGTTACAGCGGTGTAGTTAGTGCTGGAGAAATGGGTAGTCAAGACTTTAGTTCTAAGGCTAAACCTAAACCTACTGGTGATTCTGGACTTTCTAAAGCTGCTCTTGCTGCTGGTCTTGGTCTTGCTGGTGCTGCCGGCGCAGGTTTACTTGCAAACCGCAAGAAAATGCAATCTGGCACAAGAGGTGAAAAAAGTGAGATGGGTGGTACAACCAGATCTCCTGTGCGTAGCATGACAGCAGAAGAAGCAGCATTTGAAAATGAAGGTGGCCGCTATTTCAAAAAAGGCGGCAAGACAAAGAAGATGGCTTCTGGTGGTAGCGCGTCTAGCCGTGGTGACGGTATAGCCCAGCGCGGTAAAACTCGTGGAAAGATGTGCTAATGGCTAAGACTAAATACGCAGACGGCGGTATGACACAGCAGCCTACTTATCCTTTCTATGGCAATCAGCCTCAAGCTGGCGGTCAGAATGGCGGCACAAATCAGACGTTCAACATGCAGCCACAAGCTAATGCAGGTGCGCCTAATCCTCAGCAACAACCTATGCAAGCATTTAAGAAGGGTGGAAAAGTTTCCAGTGCTTCTTCCCGTGCAGATGGTTGCGCTATTAGAGGTAAGACTCGTGCCTAGCGTGAGTAAAAAGCAGGAAAGGTTTATGCAGGCGGTAGCTCACAACCCTGCGTTTGCCAAAAAGGCCGGTGTGCCGCAGAGTGTGGGTAAAGAATTTACTAAATCAGGAGGCGGTATGGCTGAGTCAAAGAAGATGGTTAAGAAGGAAGTGTCGTTTATGAAATCTAAGGGCGCTCCTAAATCCATGATCAAACATGAGATGGGCGAAATGAAAGGCATGAAAAAAGGTGGTATGGCTGCATCTAAGATGGGTGCTGTTAAAACTGCTGCTCCTAGCCGTGATGGCGTTGCTGTTAAAGGCAAAACCAAAGGCAAGAACCTTGGTAACTCCGGCAAGAACGTAGGCATCATGGGCGGTGCTAAAGGTATGAAAAAAGGCGGTTACTGCTAATGAGACCTTCACGCGGCATGGGCGACATAGCCCCTTCTAAGATGCCCAAGGGCGCTAAGAAAGCCCGCAGGGACGATACAGATTTCACCCAGTATAAGAAGGGTGGGAAAGTAAAGCCTGTGTGGGATAAGCCGCGTCCGAAGGAATTGGGTAAACCGTCTGTACTTACTGCTGTAAAGAAGGCGGCTGCTAAGAGAATGGCTAAAGCAGCAGGCAGACCTTGGCCCAATTTGGTTGATAATATTCGTGCAGCAAGGAAGAAGTAATGCCATACACAACCAGTACCACAGCGTTTAATCCTACCCTTAACGATATCGTTGAGGAGGCGTTTGAGCGCAATGGATTAGAGCTACGTACTGGCTATGACTTCCGCACAGCGCGCCGCAGTCTTAATTTGTTGCTGGCAGAGTGGGCTAATCGCGGCATCAATCTGTGGACTATTGATACTGGCACCATACCTTTGATACAAGGGGTGAATACGTATGACCTTCCTGACGATACTGTTGATCTTATCGAGCATGTTATTCGTAATTACCCTGGCTCCGAAGCGAACCAGATCGACATCAACATCAACCGAATAAGCGTATCTACGTACTCGACGATACCTAATAAGTTGACGCAAGGACGCCCGATTCAAGTGTATATAAATCGCCGCTCGGGGCAGACTACGGACGTAGCAGGCGCTACTCCTAAAGTTCCGCAGTTTACTGTGTGGCCTACACCAGATCAGGGAACAGTAAGTGCGCCGTTCTACTACTTTGTTTACTGGCGTTTGCGCCGTATGACTGATGCAGGTAACGGTGTAAATGTGGAAGATATTCCATTCCGTTTCCAAGAGGCGCTGATATGTGGCTTGGCGTACAGGTTGGCTATGAAGCTGCCAGGCGGCTTAGAGCGCATACAGTTACTGAAGGCTCAGTACGATGAGTCGTGGGAGATGGCGGCAGGAGAAGACCGCGAGAAAGCGCCAGATCGTTTGGTGCCTCGCATGATTACTTACAGGTGATGTATGCCAAGTAAGTATACGAGTGGTAAGAAATCAATTGCAGAATGTGACCGATGTGGTTTTAGGTATCTGCTGAAAGAATTAAAGAAGCTGACGATCAAGACCAAGAACGTCAACATCAAAGTTTGCAAGACATGTTGGGAGCCGGATCAGCCGCAGTTAAGTCTTGGGCTTTACCCTGTGAACGATCCACAAGCTGTACGTGATCCACGGCCTGATGTTTCTTACTGGCAGTCTGGTTTTTCAGGCTTACAGACGAACATACAATCTGGGCCGTTGATAACAGAGAATGGTTATCCTAGTGGTGGTAGCCGGATAATACAGTGGGGCTGGAACCCGATAGGTGGCGCAAGAGGTATTGATAACGGACTGACCCCGAACAACTTGGTAGCTAGTACGTCAGTTTCAAACGTAACCATAAACTAGGAGTACGAGATGGACACAAAACAAGTTAAGCAGATCGCTAGTAAAGAAGTTAAGTCACACGAAAAGCGTATGCACAAGATGGCAAAAGGTGGCGTAACTACTGAATCCATGGAAAAATATGGTCGCAATATTGCTCGCGCTATGAACCAGAAATCCAACGGTAGAGGTCGATAATGGCTAAGTTTTCGCAGAAGGTTAAAGGTAAGGAAGTAGGCCAAGCTGCTGTGTACGCTGCCCCGCACGATATGAAGGGTAAGGCGTCTAGCATTCAGGCTGATTCTGCTTACACCACTGGCGCTAAAGTTATGGATGACATGAACATTTCTGTAGCTGGTCTGAGCAAGGGTAATACAAAGCCTGCTAAGACTGACGGCATCAAAATGCGTGGTGCTGGTGCTGCAACTAAAGGCACGATGTGCCGTGGGCCGATGGCGTAAATGAATTACACCGAGTTAAAAGCTGCGATTCAGTCGTACACGGAGAACTATGAGGCCGAGTTTGAGTCTTATATTCCTACGTTCGTACAGCAGACTGAGACTCGCGTTTATAACACTGTCCAGCTTCCATCTATACGAAGGAATCAGACTGGTACGTTGACGGCTAATAACAAATACCTGTCTGCACCTGGCGACTTTCTTTCTGTGTACTCGCTGGCAGTAATTCAGAACTATCAGTCAGCTAATGAGACATACACGTACTTGTTGAACAAAGATGTGAACTATCTTCGTGAAGCGTACCCAACGCCGAACGATACAGGTTTGCCTCTGTACTACGCTATCTTTGGCCCATCTGTGAGCAGCAATGTAACCACGAATGAGCTGACGTTTATTCTTGGCCCAACGCCAAATACGTCGTACACGGTAGAGATGCACTACTACTACTACCCGCAATCTATTGTTACTGCTGGCACGAGCTGGCTGGGCGACAACTATGATCCAGTTCTGTTGTATGGCTCCTTGCGCGAGGCTTACTTGTACATGAAAGGTGAGCAAGATTTGATCGCCAATGTAGAAGCAAAGTACAACGAAGCATTAGGTCAGTTGAAACGTCTGGGTGATGGCCTTGAAAGGCAAGATGGATACCGCAGTGGTCAGACTAGAGTGAGAGTCACATGACAATCTACCAAGGACTGACTACAAGCTTCAAGGTTGACATGCTGGAAGGTAAGCAGAACGTAGCCTCCGACACATTGAAGATGGCGCTGTACACCGCGTATGCCACGCTAGATCAGGATACAACGGCGTACACACCTGCTAATGAGATTAGTGGTACTGGCTACACTGTGGGCGGTAAAACACTATCTAATGTGACCATTAACAGTGGTAGCAATACAGTGTATGTAAGCTTTAGTAATGTTGTTTGGGATCCGGCTCAGTTTACAACTAGGGGTGCATTGATTTACAACGCAACTAAATCAAACGCTTCGATAGCAGTATTGGACTTTGGGTCTGACAAGATCCAGACTGGCAACAACACATTTACAGTAATTTTGCCGCCTGACACACAGTCCAGCGCGCTAATTCGTATAACGTAAGGAGTAATCATGTCTACTGAAAAATCCAAATCCAGCGAAAAAGTCGCAGGCGATGTGGAGCGTAAAACAGGTTTTGTAGAGGGTTTATCTTCAGGTGGTGTATTTACCGTAACCTGTGTTGATAAAGATGGTCATGAGAAGTGGGTAGATATTGCTCCTAATCTGGTGGTAAACACTGGTCTGCAATCTATGAATACTCAGTTTTTCACAGGCGCAACTTACACGGCTGCTTGGTATATTGGTTTGGTTAATGGAACATCTGCCACTACGACATTCTCAGGCGGAGATACATTAGATACACATGCTGGTTGGACGGAGAATGCTGACTATGTTGGTAATCGCAAAGCTGCTTCGTTTGGCGCGGCGACACTAGCAGACCCATCAAACATTAACAACTCAGCATCTGCTGCATCGTTTACTATGAATGCTAATGCAACTATTGCAGGCGCATTCTTAGCTAACGTGGCAACTGGCACATCTGGGTTATTGTTCTCAGCGGCAGACTTCCAAGCGCCTGGTGATCGTACTGTGGTGAGCGGTGACGTTTTGAACATCACATACTCGTTCAACCTTGACGCTGCTTAATAGGGGATAGACATGGCAACATTTAAAAAGGGCGACGTAGTCAAGGTTAAGGCTGTGACTCCAGAAGGCCCGATTACCAAGATGCGCATGGACGAAGACGGTACGGTTTACTACTTAGTATCGTGGTCTACTGATGGCGTTGAGCATGAGCGTTGGTTCACGGAAGAACAGATTGTTGCTGCGGGGTAATGTGTGGCCCAAGTTGATGGCGGCTACGGCAGCGGATACTGGGCTGAAGCAGCGTGGGGTTGCTCAGTTTACTATCCGGTCATCTCCAATGGTGGCTGGGGTAATGGCATTTGGGGTGGTGCTGAAGATTCGTTAGGCGGTTGGGGGTTAGGTAATGGCGGTTTAATTGTTGCTAGTGATTCTGTAAATGTAGCGGCGCAGGCGGCGATTACAGGAAACATAGCAGAGACAGCAAGTGTTACTGAGATATTTTCGGCAGGACTAACGGCAAATGTATCTATCAATGAATTTGCTAATACGTCAGAAACAGTAAGCTCGGCAATAGTATTTGTAAGCAGCGTAAGTGATACGGCAACTGCAAGTGAAACGGTAATAAGCACGGTTATATTTGGTAGTAGGGTATCTGAAGTTTCTACTGCTAGTGATGCTGTAAGCACGTTAGTAATACTTGGATCAAGAATTCAGGAAAACGTGCAAACAGTTGATACTGTAAGAATCAGCGTTACTGGCGAAAGAAACATAAGTGAGTCAGCTAACGCAAGTGAAACAGTATCTGGCGGTCAGACATTTGCGGTTGCTGTAAGTGATACGGCAAATATATCTGAAAGAATATTAAGTGCGTTTGGTATATCGGGCGCAGTAACAGAATCAGCTAACGTCAGTGATGAGTATGTTGGGATTAGAAATACGTTTGGCACGATAGATGAAACAGTAACTGCTGCTGAGTTTGCAAATGCGCAGGCGATTTTTCAGACGTTGATAACAGAATTACTCACTGCGCAGGATGAAATAACAGTAGCAACAGAGAACGAAAGACGTATAGCTGAAAGTGTCACGATAACGGATTCATGGTTTGCTCAGTATCTGTGGAACTTGATTAACGATGCACAGATAGCTGATTGGAGGCCGATAAATGATGATGTGTCAGGCGGCTGGCAGATAATAAATACGACAGAGAATGCGTCGTGGCAGGTAATAAACACCATTATGTAAGGATGGATCATGGCAAGTACATATAGCAGCCTAAAGATCGAACTGATCGGAACTGGCGATCAGGCAGGTACGTGGGGTAATACCACGAATACCAACCTTGGCACGGCCCTTGAGGAAGCTATCACTGGCTCTGCCAACGTAACCTTTGCCAGCTCAAATGCGGCGATTGCACTAACAGATACGAATGCAACACAGACTGCGCGTAACTTACGATTGAACTTAGTAGGAACAATCAGTAGCGTACAGACATTGTTTATACCTGCGATTGAGAAGCAGTATTTAGTGACGAATGGACTATCCAACTCTGTCATTATTTCCAACGGTAGTAACGCTTCTCCAACAGGCACGACAGTAACAGTACCTACTGGCAAGTCGGTAGTCATATTTAACGACGCAACTAATATTGCTGAGACTACAAACTACATTGCAAACCTACAAGTCGGTAACTTAACGCTATCTAATATCACGCTGACTACCCCGCTGGATGTTCCAGAGGGCGGTACTGGTTTAGCCAATCTGACTTACGGCAGCGTACTAGTAGGTAACAATACAAGCAATGTGACATTGGTGGCGGCTGGAACTAGCGGAAATGTACTTACCAGTAATGGTACGCACTGGGTAAGCCAAGCTTCAACTGGTATTACAGCAGGCAAAAGTATCGCTCTTGCGATAGTGTTCGGATTCTAAGGAGTTATTAAAATGGCAAATCCTAATATAGTAAATGTATCGCAAATTTACGGTCAGACAAACTACCTGACTCCTGCGAATACATCTACGCTGGTACTTATTGCAAATACCAGTGGTTCTTCCAACGTGTTTAAAGTTAACCAAGTGGTTGCTGCCAATACGTCTAATGCTGCTGCTAATGCGAGTGTATTTTTGTACACCAGCGGCGCAGTGACATCTGGTAACTTAGTTGTGACCAGCTCGTCAAATGCGTTTGCAATTGCGTCAAACATTTCTGTACCTGCGTATGCTTCTCTGATCGTGATGGACAAAACTACGGCGACGTACATTTTGGAAAACAATGCAATCGTAGTTCAGTCTGGAGCGAACAGCGCGATTACATTCTCAGTCAGCTACGAACAGATTAACTAAGGAGTTGCTATGGCAATTCATGGTTATCCTGGACAGATTATCAGCGCGTCTTCGCCGCTGTACACGCCCGGCTTTGCATCTGGCATTTGGACGCTAAGTAACTGGCCTGCGGGTGTTACTGTTGTTCAGACATTTACTGCATCTGGTTA